GCCGCTTAAAATTAGTAAATTAATAAAATAAGGAATTAAAAATTATGGCATCAAGTTATTCAACAGACCTTAAACTAGAGTTAATGGTTACCGGTGAAAAAGCTGGTTTATGGGGTGATATTACAAATACAAATTTAAATATTTTACAACAAGCAATTGCTGGATACGAATCAGTAACACTAAACGCAACAACAGGTGCAACATTAGCATTTACTAATGGTGTAATTTCAAACGGTAAAAATGCAGTTTTAAATTTAGCTGGAACTATTACTGGAAACGTAGATGTTACTATTCCAGATGGAATTGAAAAAACTTATATTATTAAAAACGCAACTTCAGGTGCATTTTCTGTAACTGTTAAAACTACATCTGGATCAGGTGTAACTTGGGCAGCAGCGGATAAAGGAACTAAAGTAGTTTATTCAAATGGTACTGATGTTGTTGACACAGGTTTAACAAATTTATCTTCAGACTATTCACCACAATTATCTGCAGCATTAGATACAAATGGAAATGATATTATCATTGATGATACTGGTGCAATTGAAGATGATTCAAATCAAGAATACATTAAATTTTCAAAAACAGCTTCAGCTGTAAATGAAATCACAGTTCAAAACCAAGCAACTGGTTCTGCACCAAGTGTTTCTGCTACAGGTGATGACACAAATATTAATTTAAGTTTAGCATCAAAAGGAACTGGATTTGTTACACTTTCAAACCCAGGATCAATTGAAGCTATTAAAGAAAGAGCAACTGTTAATGGTACTTTCACTTCAAACATTAACATGGACCTTTTAACTTCAGCTGTAAGATTAGACACTGCTGCAGCTTCAGCTAACTTTACAGTTAACTTAAGAGGAGATGGCTCTAATTCATTAGATTCAGTTATGGACAACGGAGATTCATACTCTGTTGCTGTAATTACAAAACAAAACGCAACTGCGTATTATAACACTACGGTTCAAGTAGATGGTACAACGGTTACTCCAGTATGGCAAGGTGGAGAAGCTCCGACTGAAGGAAATGTAACATCAAATGATGTATACACTTTTACTGCAATTAAAACTGCTTCGTCTACATTTACTGTATTAGCTTCGTTAACGCAGTTTGCATAATAATAGGAGGAAGTAATTATGCCTTTTTATTCTAGTAGAGGCGCAGCATCACTTAGTGCATTTGGCCGAGGTGGCGGAGCTGGATGGGATTATTTAGTTGATTACGCTGTCGTTGCGGGCGGCGGAGGCGGCGGAAAAGGCCGAGGAGGCGGAGCGGGAGGCGGAGCTGGTGGCTTTAGAACTTCTTTTCCTGGCGGAACAATGCTACAATTAGCACCTGGAAATACTTATCCTGTATCTATTGGAGGAGGCGGAGGATCTTTTTCTGGAGAGGGTGGTTCTTCTGTTTTTAATCCTGCTGGAACTGAAGGTGTAGACAAAATTACAGCTACTTATGGTGGTGGTGGAGAAACTGCTGCTGAACAAACTGCATCACCTGGAGGATCAGGTGGAGGTGGAGTTCAAAGATCTTTTGGAAATGGTAACATAGGAGGTTACTCACCACCCGAAGGAAACCCTGGAGCAAATGGATCACCTACTGCAAACTTTGGTGGCGGTGGTGGTGGAGCCAACAATGCAGGTAGTGGTACAAACGGTGGACAAGCCGGTACAACTAATATTACTGGATCACCTGTTCAAAAAGCAGGTGGCGGTGGTGGAGCTCCGGGTGGGTCCGGAGGAGGAGCTGGAGCTGGAAACGGAAACGGCGGAACTGCACCAGGAAATTCTGGATCAGGTGGCGGAGGCGGAAACAATGGTTTCGCAGCTGGAGGTGCAGGAGGTTCTGGTATTGCTTACATTAGAGCACCAGCAGATGGAGCAGGTTTATTAAGTGCTTCACCTGGATCAAATACAGTTAGCGTTTTACCTACAGGAGAAACAGTTGTTCAATTCAACACTTCAGGAAGTTTAACGGTATCTTAATATGGCAATTTTTTGTGAAATCAATTCAAACAATCGAGTTATTAATATAGCTGTAGGCGATGATGCAGATGTTGTAGCTAATGGTGGACATCAATCGGAAACAGCTGCTAATTGGTTTCAATCAATTAATCCTCTTTCAGATGAAGGTGTAAAATGGGTAGAATGTTCTGAAGACAACTCTTTTAGAGGGTTAAGAGCATCTGCAGGTTTTATTTGGGATGAATCTAAAAACGCATTTTATAAAGAAAAAGATTATCCAAGTTGGACTTTAAATGAAACAACTTGGGAATGGGAAGCACCTGTAGCTTTTCCTTCTGGTCCTAATACAACTAGTAATCAGTTAGATATTACAGGGTGGGATGAAACTGCTCAAAAATGGTATTACATAGATGATAACGAAACTCGTTATAATTGGGATACTGACACATCAAATTGGGTAGCCGCCTAATTATTGACTTTTAAGATTATCTATAATATATAACTGTTTATACAGTTATGAACCTTCAATATTACTACTGGTTTTTTGAAAAAATCTTAGACGACAAATTTTGTGATCGTATTATTAATACCGCTTTAAAGAGAAAAAAGTTATTAGGTATAACTTACGAAGAAGAAAAGAAAGCACCTAAGAAAAAGCTATCTAAAAAAGATTTGTCCGACTTAAAAAAAATTAGAGATTCCAGCATTGTATGGATGAATGATAAATTTATTTACGATAAGATGATGCCATTTATTCATACAGCAAATAAAAATGCTGGATGGAATTACGATATTGACTGGGCGGAAAGTTGTCAATTTACAATATATAATAAAAATCAACATTATGGTTGGCACTGTGATTCATATAAAAAACCTTATAATAAACCTCACAGTGAAAATTTTCATAATAAGGTTAGAAAATTATCTGTCACTGTTTCTTTATCTGATCCTAAAAAATATAGAGGTGGGGAGTTAGAATTTGATTTTAGAAACCATAATGAAGGTAAACCAGTTTTACAAGAAGCTACTGAAGCAAAGGGTAGAGGATCTATAATTGTTTTTCCTAGTTATCTTTGGCATAGAGTTAAACCAGTTACTTCTGGAACAAGATATAGTTTAGTTATTTGGAATATAGGAGCTCCTTTTAAATGAGTCAGTTAGTTATAAACACATGGTTTCCTGTAGCAATTGGACAAGTTTATTGTCCGTTTATTGATGAAATAAAAGATAAATATAAAAATATTATTAAAAAGTTTGAATATGATCACAATGGTTTTTGTGATTACCCTGTACATAAAAATAAAAAATTTGGTAAGTTAAATAAATGGATTGTTGAAAATGTAAATAAATATGCAAAAGCTCATTTATATAAAGATGAGTATGAAATAAAAGATTCTTGGATTTTAGATTACCCAATAGGTAAAGGACAACCTTTTCATGCTCATCACGGTTTTACAATCTCTTGTGTTTTTTATTTAGATGCTCAAAAAAATGATAGTCCAACTATATTTTCTAATCCTTTTATTGATATGAAAAACCCTACTCATACAACGTTAAGAAATTTTAAAAATATTGTATTAAATGATTTAACTTATCAACAATGTGAATATTTATGTGAAACAGGAAAACTAGTAATTTTTAGAAGCAATGTTTTACATGCAGTTGATCCAAAACAAATAAAAGAAAAAAGAATTGTTTTTTCTTATAACTTTGATCCAAAATGATAAAAGAATATAATTTTAATAGTTTAATACTAAAACAAAAATTTAAAGATCATAAAAAATTTAAGAAGAAAATTCTTAAGTATTGGGAAGAAGGAACTGATGAAGCCTTTAGTATTAAAGATAATTATTATAATGATAAATTATTAAAAAGTGATTGGCCGGAAGCTGCTAATTGGGAGCGACCTTGGATTAAATTAGCTGGACCCTCTTTACATAGTCATTTAAAAATTTTTGCACAACACCTAGGTTATGCAGATATAAAATTACATAAACTTTGGTATCAACAATATGGACATCAAGATTTACATAATTGGCACGTACATGATGGTAATTACACTGGAACATATTATTTAGAATTAGATAAAAAATGTCCCACTACAGAATTTCTATACCCAGATAATTTAGATAAAAGTTTTACAGTAGAAGTGGAAGAAGGAGATATGGTATTTTTTCCTTGTTGGTTAATACATAGATCTGCTAAAAATCAAAGTAAAAAAACAAAATCTATTATCTCTTGGAATATAGATTTTGATAATATACAAAATAAATACTTACACGATAGGATTAAAGTTGATAAAATTTAAAAAAGATAAATTTGTAATAGTTAAAAAAGCATTACCTTTAGATTTAGCTCAATTTATTTTTCACTACATAATGTTGAAAAGAGAAGTAGCTAAACATTTAAAATCTAAAAATAAACTAAATGAAGATGAGGGTTTGTTTGGTACTTGGAAAGACCAACAAGTTCCTAATACCTATTCTCATTATGCAGACATTGTAATGGAAACCTTATTAGTTGATATGATGCCAACTATGGAGAAACATACAGGCATGAAACTATTTCCTAACTATTCTTACACTAGAATATATAAATACGGAGATATTTTAGCAAAACACACAGATAGAAAAAGTTGTGAGATATCTACTACACTAAATTTAGGTGGAGAAAAATGGCCGATATTTTTAAGAGATAAAAAGAAAACACATAAAGTTAATTTAAATCCAGGGGATATGTTAATATATAAAGGATGTATATTAGAGCATTGGAGAGAACCTTTTAAAGGAATGCATTGCGCTCAAGTTTTTTTACATTATAATAATGCTAGAAAAAAGAATGCAATTAAATTTGATAATAGAAAACACGTAGGACTACCATATGAAGGATAAAGATATTGTAATAAGAGAACTAGAACAAAAAGTAAAAGAATTAACAGAAGAATTAAGTATGGCTACTTCTGTTAAAGAAACAGAAGTCATAATTACAAAAAGCTTAAGAGACACTCTTGAAATAAAAGAAATTGAAGTAGAAGAGTTAGCTAAACTAAATAGAAAATTAGTTAGAAGAATGGCTGAATTAAGAAATCAAATTAAAGTATTACAATTTAATTGTTAAGTTTTGTAAATATACTTTCTAGTATAGAATATCCTTCTCAAAAAGAGAAAAAACAATTTTGGGATGTACAGGGGATTTTAAAAAACAGATCTAATGAATCTTGGAAGTTTGATTTAAGACCATTAAAGAATAATAGTAAATATGGATTTTTTAAAACAAAAGCTGATAAAATGGTTTTTGAGGATAACAATAGATATATTGTAGTGGACATAGAGGAATTACATCAATATTTAAAAGAAAATAAAATTAAAAGAGTTAGATTAGAAGAATTGATATCTAAATTAGATTGGAATATAATACTACCAAAAAATTAAAAAGCATATATAATGAGGTGCTATGCTTCAGAAAATACAATTTAAGCCAGGATTTAATAAACAGGAAACCGAAACCGGAGCTGAAGGGCAATGGATTGATGGAGATAATGTTAGATTTAGATATGGACAACCTGAGAAAATAGGTGGTTGGCAACAGTTAGTAGATGATACGTTATCGGGGCCAGTTAGAGATCAACACACTTGGACAGATTTAAATGGTAAAAAGTATGCAGCTCTTGGCACATCTAAAGTATTAGTTATTTATTATGAAGGTGCTTTTTATGACATCACTCCTATTAATGGAGATCAGACAGGGATAACTTTTGATTCAACAACAGGTTCAGCAACAGTTACAGTTAACTTAACTTCTCATGGTTTATTAGCTGGAGATTATTTTAAATTTAAATCTGTATCATTACCTGGTGGTGGTGAAACAGGATACACAACAGGTGATTTTGAAACAAATGTTTTTGAAGTTATTGCAACACCTACCGGAAATACTTT